CTTGGGTGATCCAACAGCTAACCAAGATGCAGCTACTAAATTGTACACTGACACACAGGATGCTACTAAGCTGAACCTGTCTGGTGGCACTATGACTGGTGCTATCGACATGGGTGCTAACAAGATTACTACGACTTATACGCCTACTGATGCAGCTGATCTAACTACTAAGACATACGTGGATGGCATTCTAAGTTCAGCTACAGATGCTGCTGATAGTGCCGCTGCTGCTGCTACTTCTGCTTCAGAGGCAGCTACATCAGCTAGCAATGCTGCAACAAGTGAAGCTAATGCTGAAGCTGTATACGATAACTTTGATGATCGCTACTTGGGTGACAAAGCAAGTGCGCCAACAGTAGATAACGATGGAGATGCACTAGCAGTAGGTGCTTTGTATTTCAACACTACTGGTGGAGCTATGTATGTCTGGAACGGTAGTTCTTGGCAGGGTGTATCACCTGATCTAGTAGGAGACACAACGCCACAGCTAGGTGGTGATTTAGATAGTAACGGTAACGATATACTATTTGGCGACAACGACAAAGCCATCTTCGGCGCTGGGTCTGACCTACAGATTTACCACGATGGGTCTGATAGTTATATACAAGATGCTGGCACAGGCGATTTATATATTAGAGGTTCAAATTTACAGTTACAAGATTCGGTTGGCTATGCTTACGCTGTTTTTACAGATTTAGGAACTGGTGGTAGTGTTTCGCTTCGTCATTCTGGCTCTGAAAAACTCGCCACCAGTGCCTCAGGCGTAGACATCACGGGTACCGTTACAGCAACAGGCACCTCTGTCTTTGCTTCATTAGACATCTCAGGCGACATAGACGTAGACGGAACTACAAACCTTGATGTCGTGGACATTGATGGCGCTGTGGATATGGCGAGTACTCTTACCATGTCAGCAGGCGGAACTATTAGGGCAGGCGGTGTAAATGATTTAGTTTTAGATGCTGGTGAAAGCGGAACTCCTGATATTTACTTGCAATCAGCAGGTTCAACAAAGGTTAAAATAGAAGGTTCAAACGGCAACGTAGGAATCGGGACGAATTCGCCTAGTCAGCAGCTTACGTTAGCAAACAGTTCAAGTAGTAAAATTCAAATCAAAGGACACTCAGCTTCCAATGGCCTTTTCTTTGGTATGGATAGCGCAACGGCAGCACAAATTTGGAATGCTGAAAACGGCTTTATGCGTTTTGCAACAAATGACACAGAACGTATGCGCATCGATGCCAGCGGTAACTTGCTTTTGGGGGGTACTTCAACAACAGTTTGGAACGGGGCATCTGGTACAAAATTTATTATGTCAGGGTCTTCAAATACTATTGAAAGCCTTCAAAGTTCTACAACTAGCGCTGATCAAGGAGGCATCGTTGAAGCATACGCAACCTCGGTAACTTCTGGGTCTGCCGCCCTTGGGTCTATTGCGTTCCTTCGAGAAAACACATCAACAACTGCGCTAAACAGCTACACGGCGTTTTATACAAATAACGCTGGTACTGTTTTAGAACGTATGCGCATCGACAGCAGCGGCAACGTAGGCATTGGGACGAGTTCGCCTAGTTCATTCAATGGTGGTGCAAACAATCTTGTAGTTGGTTCTGGTTCTGGTTCTGAGGGTATAACTATTTATGCTGACAATGCGTCCAACAGTGCAGTATTCTTTGCAGATACAGATAGCACCACAACAGGTCAGTTAAACTATCAACACGCATCTAACGCTATGACGTTCCACACTAATGGCGGCTCAGAACGTATGCGCATCGACAGCAGCGGTAATGTTATGGTTGGTACAACCAACGGCGCACCTGTTTCCAACAACGTAGTTGGTATTTCCGCAAGGGGTGAATACGGTGAGTTGCAAGTCTCAACCGAAGGTTCAACAGGCGCACCTTTATATCTTAATCGTAAGACATCAGACGGCGACATTGCAGTGTTCCGCAAAGACGGCAACACTGTGGGGAGTATTGGGACTTTCTATGGCAACTTAATGATTGGTAAAGAAAGCGGTGCAAGGATAGCCTTTGGCAGCACTGTAATTTACTCATCAAATAACAGCGGTACGACAGAAGATGCGTCATATGCCCTAGGTACAGCTTCATCACGTTTTACTGACCTCTACCTCTCTGGCGTTGGCTATGTAGGTACAACTCAAGAGGCTAACACAGCATTGTCAGGCACTACGCCTAGCATTGATGCAGACACAGCAGGTAGCTTTACTTTAACTACAAGCGGTAACACTACCTTCACTTTCGCTAGTGTAACCTCTGGACGTTCTGTTGGCTTCGTGCTAAAATTAACGGCTGGTGGTGGTCACACTATCACATGGCCTAGCTCAGTAGATTGGGCTGGCGGTACAGCCCCTGATGCCCCCGCTTCAGGTGAAACAGATGTACTGGTATTCTACACAGTAGATGGTGGTACGAACTGGTATGGTGCTTTATCTATTGACGCTGCAGCATAACTCTATTACCCTTATAAGGAAAACTAACTATGACAACTTTTACTTGGACTATCAATAACTGTGAAAATGAAGTTGCTACAGGTGGCATCACAGTAGCACATTGGCGTGTAGAAGCAGAGGATGGCGACTATACAGCATCTTCGTATGGCACTGTAGGGTTTAGCCCTAATGCTTCTGACTCAGGGTTCATTGCTTATGACAGTGTAACTGAGGCTACAGTATTAGGCTGGGTCTATGGTGTGATTGATAAAGCAGAAACTGAAGCAGCATTGCAAGCTAAGATTGACGCTGATAAAACACCTACTACAGCTTCAGGTACACCTTGGTAAAACAACTATAACATAACAACAAAGGAGAATCACAATGGTAGAGAAACAAACAAAAACCATTACGATTAACGACAAAGAATACACTGAAGATCAACTAACAGATCAACAGAAAGCTATTATTAACCACATTGCTGACTTGGATCGTAAGATGGGTTCCGCACAGTTTAACTTAGACCAGCTAACTGTAGGGCGTGATGCTTTTGTAGCAATGCTTAACCAGTCACTTGAACAAGCTGATACACCTGACGTAAAAGAGTAAGAGGGTAAACCTAGATGTCTACAAGAGTAAGACAAGCTTTTCAAAGTGCAGCAGGTGCCGCTGGTGGTGGAGCCCTGAACGTAGAAGATGTGTTCAGCACTTATTTATATACTGGCAATAGTGCGTCTCAGCCCATTAATAACGGGGTTGACCTTGCTGGACAAGGCGGGATGGTTTGGGCTAAGGCCAGAGATACATCTTACAACCACTTAATTTGGGATAGTGAAAGAGGTTCCACAAATGGAACAGCTTACGACATTCTTTTTCCTAATCTGAATAATGCTTCAAATTCAGCAGCATCATATGGCGTAACTTCATTTAACAGCAACGGCTTCACTCTAGGCCCATCTGGTCAACAGTCTATTACTAACCAAGGTGGTGCGTCTTATGGAGACATAGACTACGCCTCTTGGACATTCCGCAAAGCCCGTAAGTTCTTTGATGTGGTGACTTATACTGGCAATGGTACTTCTGGTCGTACTGTTAGTCACAACTTAGGATCAACCCCAGGTTGCATCATAATAAAAGGCACAAGTTCCAACTATGAATGGTCTGTTTATCATAGGGGAATAGACAGCACCGCCCCAGAAGATTACTTTACGTGGCTAAATCACACCTATGGTAGATTTGATAACACGGGCTATTGGAACGACACTGCGCCTACATCCACGCAATTTACTTTAGGTAATAACGGAAATGTAAATGCTTCTGGGCAAACTTATGTAGCCTACCTATTCGCACACAACGATGGTAACGGTGGGTTCGGCCCTGATGGTGATGCTGATATTATCAAGTGTGGGAGTTATACTGGTGGTTCTGGAAATACTGAGATTGATTTAGGCTTTGAGCCTCAGTGGTTAATGATAAAACGAACTGACAGCGCAGAAGATTGGTTAATGCTTGATGTTATGCGTGGTTTAATTGTTAGCGGTGATGATGTTGCATCAACTGGTCAGAAAGATATTATGGCTAACACTAACGCAGCGGAGGCAACACCTGCTTATGCAGGAGTCAGTCCTCAATCAAACGGTTTTAAGGTTAGGTCTGGACTTGATGCTCTATATAGTGCCAATGGTGGAACCTACATCTACATCGCCATTCGCCGTGGCCCTATGGCTGTGCCTGAGAGTGCGACTGATGTGTTTAAGGCTTTGGCCTATACTGGCAATAATTCTTCACAAGACTTAGACGTAGGCTTTCCTGTTGACACTGTTTTTATCCAAAACAGAACTAAAAACTACACTTATAACAACTGGGTGATTGATAGGATTAGAGGTCCGGGTAAACAACTTTACACTGATATGACAAATAGTACTTCTTCTGATGGCAATTATAAGCACTTAGATAATAACTTTGGATTAGAGTTTACAGGTGCCGGCAACTTAAATGGTGTTTATGGTGGCACTCCTGTGCCATATATTGGGTACTTTTATCGTCAAGCAGCTGGCTTCTTTGATGTCGTTGCTTACACGGGGACAGGCCAAGGTAGTAGATCAATAACACACAATTTAGGGGTTTCACCTGAGCTTGTAATCGTGAAGCAGCGAACAGCGTCAAGTAACTGGTTTACTTGGTGTTCTGAATTAGGAAACGATCATCATTTGTTCTTAAATGCTGTTACCGCAAAACAGAGTAGCGCATTGTATATGAGATCAGCGACTGACACTGCTTTCAACCTAGGTAACCAAGCTAGTGGTGTTGGAGTAAATTCATCTGGTGTTACTCACATAATGTACCTCTTCGCAAGCCTCCCCGGTATATCTAAGGTGGGGAGCTACACGGGTAATGGCGCAAGTCAAACTATCAACTGTGGCTTTACGTCAGGTGCAAGTTTTATAATGATAAAACGTACCGACAGCACGGGTAACTGGTATCAGTGGGACACAGAACGTGGCATTGTTTCAGGAAATGATCCCCACCTTGGATATAATATCTCAGGGCCAACAGCAGAAAACTCTAGTTATGACAGTGTTGATCCGAATAATAGTGGTTTCAATGTAGTTCAAAACTCTGGTACAAACATTAACGTAGCTAACGCCACTTACATCTTCCACGCAATCGCATAACTGCATACGCAATATAATCAAGGTCATACAAGGAGTATCAACTAATGACTGAATATCGTGATCGCACAACTGGTGAGCTTAAATCTCAAGGCCAGTTACGCAAAGAAAACCCTAACATGTCTATGCCTAAAGTGTGGACAAGTAATGTGTTTGACGCACTGAATGTAGACCCTGTGCTTCGTGCGCCTAAACCTACGGATGGCATTGGTGCATATCAATCAGTACGCCGCAATGGTGTAGTGCAGGATGCTAATAACAACTGGGTTGAGGCATGGCAGATAGCTGATATGTTTGCTGACACAACTGAGGATGGTGTAACAACCACTAAAGCTGAACATGAAGCAGCATATCAAGCACAGCTAGACAGTAGTGCAGCAGAAAGTAACCGCACACAGCGTGACCGCTTGATTGGTGAAACAGACTGGTGGGCATCTTCTGATCTCACTATGACTGCTGAACAAACAGCATACCGTCAAGCACTGCGTGACATCACAAGCCACGCTAACTGGCCCCACTTAGATGAGGCTGACTGGCCTACTAAACCATAGAGTGTAGGTTATGTCTGACATTAAACTTACAGCAGATGAAATAGAAGATATGCTAGATCGTGCAGCTAGACGTGGGGCAAAGGAAGCTTTACGTTCTATTGGACTGTTAGATGATCAAGCACAAAAAGACATTACCGAAATGCGTAGCTTACTAGAAGCGTGGCGAGATACCCGTAAAGGTATCTGGACTACAGTAGTAAAAATAACCACTGTCGCCGTACTGACGTTTATTGCAGGCGCAGTATACATGGCAATGGATAAGTAAGGACTCAAAAGATGGCCAGCAATTTAAATAACGTAGAGAAACTACTTGTCAGTTCGCACGGGTTTACAGATAACGGGGACGGTACAGTAACTGCTCCTAGCGGAGCTTTGTATGATGGCGAACAGGGTGGCTATTACACTGCTACGGGCGCATCACCCGTATTAAATACTGGTCCTGGTAGTGCCATCGAAAACCTTGCAGATTTAACATATTTGTCGCAGAATACTGGCGTATCTAGTGCAGTACTAAATGCAGCTTACGAGTCTGTAGGCATTGATTCAAGTGATCCTTTTGCTTTTGGCGAGGCGCATAAGCTCCTTAGGAACAATGGGTATAAACCAGGTGAAAATATTGGGTTCTACGGAAGCAATCAAGCAGTTGATGAGGGTGCTAAACTTCTTCAACAACGTTGGCAAGAAGCTCCTACTGAGGAAGAATTGGCTGAAGCTGGCCTAAGTGGGATGACTGTTATTAACAGTAATACTGCTAACAGTGAGTGGCTTACTAATGCTTTGGCGGCTAGTAACATTGATACGAATAAAACAAATGCTATAACTGGCCAAAAAGCTGACTACTCCGATCTAGACGGGCGGTTAAAAGACAACTCTTATTGGGGTTCTAAAATTAACGAATTTGGATCCTACGACAATGCTACTCTTGATATGATGGAGTGGGAAGAGTTGAAAAAGAAAATGGAGGAAACTACTCCTGGGGGTTCTGGCAACAATGCTACAGGTATTGTTACCGGAGGTACTGCAACTGACTCTGGTGCAGGTGGAATTTCTGGTGGGTTTACTGCAGATTCAAATACTCTAGACATTCCAGATTCTGCAGTGTTACCCACATTTACTGGTGGTGTATCTCAAGTAAGTCCTGGTGCTTCTGGTACTTACACAGTACCTGCTCAGACTTTTGAAGATAATATTACAAACCAAGTTAAAGACTTTAAAGATAGGGCTGTAGAACAGCAACAGTTTTACCAGCCACAAACTATAGCAGAAAAAGAAGCTGCAGGTCAGGATGTATCTTCGTATGCATTAAGTCAAAAGCTGTACCGTAATCCTAGTACTGGCCATCAAATATTTATTCCGTTTCAAGGTAGTCAACCACTGCAAGCAGTTCCTGCAGGTTACTACGAAGTAAATCAGCAGACGGGTACTATGGGTACTGGTGTCTTTAATCCTATTACAGCTGGTGGTAATACGTTTACTGGTGCCAACACTGGCGGGGTAATTCAGGGTTATTCTGGAGAAGATGGCTCAGTAGTTTCTCCTAATCCGAATCCCATTGATCCTAATCAAATCTACGGTGATGTAAGTTTTACTGACCCTGTAACTGGCCAAGTAATTACACAAACTCCTGAAGAATATTTTCAGTCTCTAGCTAACAAACAAGCACAAGCTACGTTTAACCCTGCTACCTCTGTAGCAATGCCTGGTGTATCTACTATGGCAGAGCTAGGTTATGAATACAATGCTGATGGTACAGTTAAGTTAGACCCAGCTACTGGTCAACCTATGACAAAAGAGTTAATGCCTGGGACTGTCTTAGAGTCTACTGCAGGTCAAGCTCAAGCACTGGCCCCTGTGATTGGTAAAAGGCAAGCTACAGATGCTTCAGGTAATCTTATGTTCGATACTGCAGGTCAACCTATTATGGTTGGTGCAGACCCTGCACAAGTAGGTCAAGTAGTTCAAGCTAAAGGTCCAGGAACCCCTGCAATGTATGACGAAGCAGGTAACCTTCTTTCAGAAGCAGTGGACATTCCTGGAGCAGCTCAAGTAGGTCTAACTACTGCAGCACCTGGAATAGCTACACAGCTTCAAGGTGGTACTACAACTAACTACCAGGGTATGGCCGATGCTGTAGCAGGAGCTAACTGGGATGTTACGACTGGTACATTTAATATGAACGGTCAGACATTTACTCCAGATCAGTTTATTGCAGCTAATAACTTAAATATTGGTGATTACTTAACCACTACTGGTGGTCTACAAGCTGCTCAGTTATCTGACCTAACTCAAACAATTACAGGTCAAACAGATTATACTTCCTCAGTATCGGATCTTACAGCTGAAACAGGTTCATCCCAGACTGTAGCTGATGTCGCAGGTGAAGCCGGTCTACCCACTCGTACACTGCAGACAGGTCCAAATGGAGAGGTTATTACGGGTACTGGTGTAGACCAAGCTGCAGTTCAACAGGCCTTTGGTACTGGTGAAGTAGCTGCTGCATCTGTTCAAGATGAACTAGCAGGTCTTATGGCTCAATTCGAAGGTGGTGATACACCTGCATGGGCTGCAGGATCAATGCGTAAAGCATCTCAAATGCTTGCAGCTAGAGGTCTTGGTGCTTCGTCTATGGCAGGTCAAGCAGTTATTCAAGCTGCTATGGAAGCTGCTCTACCTATTGCTCAGATTGATGCTGGTAACAAACAGCAGATGGCTCTATTTAAAGCAGAGCAAAGAGCTAAGTTCTTAGGTCAAGAGTTTGATCAAGCCTTCCAAGCTAAAGTACAAAATGCAGCCAGAGTTTCTGAGATTGCTAATATGAACTTTAGTGCAGAGCAACAAATTGCTTTGGAAAACTCTCGTGCTGCAAACACTATGGATTTGCAAAACTTGAGCAACAAGCAAGCCCTCGTTATGTCTGAAGCTGCTGCACTATCTCAACTTGAGATGGCCAGCCTAAATAACCTACAACAAGCTCAAGTACAAAATGCGCAGAACTTCTTGCAGCTTGACATGGCTAACCTTAGCAACAATCAATCTACTGCACTGTTTAAAGCACAGCAAGTTAGCAATGCAATGCTCAGTGATGCAGCTCAGGCTAATGCCTCTGCACAATTTAATGCCACAAGTACAAACCAAACTAACCAGTTCTTCTCAAACCTTGCAGCTCAAGTATCACAGTTCAATGCAGCACAACAAAATGCTATTACTCAGTTTAATGCTGAAGAAGCTAATGCAATTCTTGAATTTAACTCTGCACTGCAAAACCAACGTGAGATGTTTAATGCTCAAAACTACCTAGCAGTGGCTCAGGCTAATGCTCAGTGGAGACAGAACATCAACACTTCAAACACAGAAGCACAGAACATTGCTAGCCTCACCTATGCTAAAGAGGTAAATGGACTTACCCAAAAAGCTATAGATGACTACTGGCAAAAAGAAAGAGATATTATGTCCTATGCCTTTGCACAGTCTGAAGGTGCTGCTGATAGAGCACTCAAGATCCTTCTTGGTGAACAAAGCTTAACATCAATTAGAGAGCAGCTAGAGTTTAAAGAAGAAGAAAATAAAGCTGAGTTCTGGTCAGATCTGTTGTTTGGTGATCAAGGCTTTAGTGACGTCTTTAAAATGAAAGCTAAAAAAGAAGAAGAAGGAGCTTGATCATGGCTTATAATGTACCTTATCTCAAATACCTTCAAAATTTACGAGAGTCTCCTAACAAGTACTCAGCTTTACAAGCATCTCCTGCGAGGGGGATTCTTAGTAAGCCTATGAAGGCAAACCTAGAGGTTTATGATGATGACCCTCTTGAAGTGCAGAGAGATCTTATCCAAAGAATTAAAATGGACGATGAGACAAAGTATAGTATGATGGATGATATGAATACTTCCAGAGCACTTACAGATGAAGCTGGTAATCCTGTTACCCTTCAAGAAGCTCTTGATGCAGAGGAGGCTGAGACAGTAAGTCCTCCTTCAGGTGGTCTGATGTCTCCTGCAGAAGCAGAGGCAGCTCCTGAAGTAGATCCTACACCCCCAGGTTCTTACACAGATGATGCAGAACTTGGAGCCTACTCCAACACCATTGCTATCTTGCAAGATGACACTGAGTTTATGACTCAATTAGCTAGTATGACTGAGAAGTACCCAGGACTTACAGAACGTGAGATCTTTCTAGTTGCTGCCAAAGAAAGTAGTGTAGGAACTAACATGGGTTCTGCAGGTAATATGTTTCAGATCCTAGGTACACCAGCCCAAGAAGCTGGAATTGACTTGAAGAAACTTAATAAATCTGGTAATATGACGGATCATCTAAAGGCACTAGAAAAGTACCTGGATCGTTGGGACTACGATGGTAGTGCACCACTAGGACTTCTTGTTGCTGCACCTGGTTACAGAGATGCTGCACCCGATACTGTCGTTTATGAAAAGGGTAGCAAACAACTTAAGAAAAATCCTGGTTGGGCAGGAGCAGATGGTAATGCCACAGTGGCAAGCATCACAGAATTTTATAGGGGCCAAGAATAATGATTTTTGACAGAGTACAACCAGGGTTCTCCCTAACTCAAGAGCCAAAAGGTGCTCCTTTTGAGAATCCACCGGACATTACAGACCCCGAAGAAGCAGCAATGTATCACCTAGATAAGATGAACAATGCAGATGCTTTCGAAGATATTAGCTATTTTTTGGAAAAAGGTATTGATATTCCTACTTTGGTCCAGGGTATACTTCGCAATGCTGTGTTCCAAGGTGTGCATAGTATTGATGTAAGTCTTATTGTTGCTCCCACACTGCACGAATTTATCAAAGATATTGGGGATATAACGGGGGTAGACTACGATGAGGGTATTAGTAATGACGGGGATAGAGCTGTTATTCGTTACCAACGTAACGTAGCTCGTGCAGAAAAGATGCTTAAAAAACTTGGTGTAAGTGCTGAGAGAACCATGTCTGGTGAAGAGACAGAAGAAGACGATGACATGAAAAATCAGATGGAAGCTATGATAGTAGCTGACGCAGAGGAAAAACCTATGGAAGGGGTTGCTCCAGAAGAGACTGCAGAGGCACCGATGGAAGAGCTAAAAGGTTTAATGGCTAGGAGTGCAGGATAATGGCATTAGGATTTTACTCAGGTCTAAAAAACCGTGAAGACAGAATCAGAACAAGGAAAGAACTTTTAGCTGATAAAAAAGCTGCTAATGAGCAATGGAATGCACGTTTTAAACTGCAGAATGAAGAGGCTAATAAGACTTGGTTAGAACGTAATACTATTACTTACGGCCAGCAGATGTCTGCTGCTGAAAAAGCTGCTGCAGCTGCTGCTGCTGCTAGAGAAGAGAGCCGTGCATTTGAACTTGATGTGTTAGCACTGAAGAGGGCTTACGAGCTAGACGATCAGGCTGCAGCTCAAGAGTGGTGGAAAGATCAACAAGTTATTCTTAACAAGTTTGCCGAGCAAAAAGCAGTTAATGCAGAGGGTAGGTTACAGGCTTGGGATCAGACAAAGTTTGAACGAGATAGAAAAGCAAGACAAGAAGATCTAAGATCAGAGATCGGACTTAGAACTTCTGCTGCAAATAGTCAATTTGATTACCAGTATACTATTAAGACAGAGGCAGCTAAATCTGCTGCTATTGCTGCTCATGCAAATGAAATGCAGAAACTCCTCTTTGAAAGAGTTACGGGCGGCGATTTTGTCGGTGCAGACTTCACTGCTGCTGTAGGTAGTACTAGTGACCCTATGGCTCAGATTGCACAGTATTCGGCAGGTATTATTGCCCTAGGTGTAGAGAAAGATAACAAAGTTCTTGCTAACCTTGCAGGTTTAAACAACCCAGCTGTTATGAAGTCTGTGTTCGAGACACTTCAAAAGTACCATACAAAACTTGTAGAATCTGGTCGTACAGAAGATGGGCAAACTTTAGATCCAAATGCTATTGATATGTTTAGAGACGGAGCTAACAGTTATTTAAGTTCCATTGAAATTACAAGTCCTGATCCATCTCAAGCTGAAGCTATCATTAAACAGATGGAAAGCATGGAAGGTGCAAGACCTTTAGACGACCTTACTAAATCTATTATTAGGATTTATGCTAATAAAGGATCTGGTTTTGCAGTAATTGAACCTACAGTTATTGAGCCTTTAGATACATCTAAACTTGGTGACTGGACAAAAATTATAACTCAGAATTCAGTTGCAAGAGGTAGGAGTGAGCAGAATAACATCTCTAAAGCTTTGACATCAGTAAATGAAATGTCTAAAACAGGCACTCCTGATCAACAAGCAATGGCAAAAGAATTAATGGAATGGCTGGGCACCAGGAGTCTTGCTGTTACAGAGGCTTTAGATAGTGCTAGAGGTGATAATCCAGATTACTATGGTGTAACCTCCTTGTACGGAAACAATGTTATTGGGGAGGCAATGGAGGCAGAGCCTAAGTTGAGAACTGCGGTTCTACCCGATTATATAAAAGAGGCTAAGGATGCAGCCCCTATCGTAGTTCCTAATGTTTCTGTGCTTAGGTCTCTTATTGAATATGGAATTATCAAAGTAGGTGATGTTGTAACTTATACTAGAGACGATGGTCAAACCGTGACAGGTCCATACAAAGGAAAATAATATGGCAGATGGATTTACTCTAGCTGATCTAGAGAAAGATGTTGTCGTACCTGATGTAGAGCCTATCATAACTACTCTGGAAACAACAACAGAGCCTACATCAGAGGTGCCTGAACTTACACCAGAAGTTCCTGTATCAGAACAACCTACAGTAGAAGTACCCACTGAAGGGGAGCCTACATCTGAAGGGTTTACTCTGGGTGACTTATACCCTCAAACAGGTGTATCTGAGACACCAGTGCAGCAAGCACAAGATTTAAGCTCTCCATTTACACTAAAAGATCTTCAAGTTCCATTTGGAGGTTTTACCCTAGAGGCAGAAGATCGTTTTTTAAACGTATACGATATTTTTGATAAGTACGACAATAAGCCTCTAACTAAAGAAGACATCATTGCTGATCCAGACCTTATGGAGATTGTGTACCAATCTTTAGAGGCAAGATTTCCCGAATCAACAACCTTCGGTAAAGTTACTAAAAGTGTTGCAGGTGTGATGGGGGGTGCTACTGGCGGTTCTGCTCTAATGAACCGTAACTACAGGGCGATGGAGCCAGAAAAAGCATTTGAGATCTACCAAAATTATCAAAGAACTTTTGATGCTGCACAATCAGTTACTGTTGCTAATGAGATTACTTATACCCTGGGGGCAGACGACGAAACTAAAAGACGCCTTGCTGGAGGGTACTTACTTTTTAACCAGATGGGTAATATCTTTACTGGTGAAGGTAGTTGGCCAGAGATGTTCGATGGTATCGTAGACTACACCTCAGCTGCGGTATGGGATCCTGTAACTATCTTGTCGTTTGGTATAGGTAAAGTTTTAACTGCAGGGGGTACAAAAGCTACAGGTGCTGCACTTCAAAAAATGCTGACTGCAGCCTATACAGATGCTATTGAAAAAGGTGCTACAAAGAAAGCTGCAACTATTGCTATAAGCAATGCTATGGCAAAGGCTATGCCAATGGCTACGGTAGACGGTGCATTTGCACTTGGGCAAGACTTTGGTAGACAGATGCAGCTGATAGAAGTTGGTGCACAGGACGAGTACAGCAAGGCTGAAGGTGCTCTTACTGCTGCAGGATCTATGCTCTTTCCCGTAGTTGCAGGTGGATCAGCACTGTTTAAGGAAGCTAGAAGGTCTCCCTTTGCAAAGAATACTATTCTTTCGTATCAAAACATCGACAAGATGATTAAGAAACATGGTCCAGATGAAGCTTGGAAAAAGCTTGGTCAGGCACTGGACAAGAACGGCTTGTTTCAATCTCTTGATGAACAGTTTGGTACGTTATCTGCTAGAGGTAAGATTAACTTCTTACCTTGGGAACAAGCTAAAGATGAAGCTGATAGGTTAATTGCTTCTAGGGGTGAAAAGAGAAGAGACCTTGCAGCCACTAATGCATTCTCTAAATTCTTTTGGTTTGGTGATCCAGAAAATGGAGTTAAAGGTTATTTTGAAGCTCTAAATGATGCTGGGTTTGTGATGCATCCAGAGATCATAAAGAAGTACAAGACAACTGGTGCCTTTGCAAGGACTATACGTTTTATTAATCCGTCTAAACTTGATAAGATGGTTAAAACCTGGGAAGAAGAAACTGGTTACGTACTCGATGGTGTACGTACAGAAAAAGGTAAAGTCTCCCCTGCTATGATGGAAGCTGTAATGAAAAACAGCACTAGTTTGGCGGGTGAAAATCTGTGGATTGCATCTGAGCTGTCTAGATTGCAAAAGGCAGGTGTTAGTAACAAAGGTATGCTTGAGTTGTACAAGAGGATACAACCTTCGGAAGGTCCACAACACAATCAAGCTGCACTGTCTTTGTATAAACGACTAATTACCTCTCACCTATCTACTACTGGTGCTAACCTTCAAGGCTTTAAAACACTTGTATCTCTTAATACTGCTGCAGACTTTGTTGCCGGTGCTATAGATCTGTCTCGTGGTGCTATTGCAAAAGGTCTTGGTAACGAAGAGGCTGCAGTAAATTTTTACAACAGAGCCTATGGAGAGTGGGGTGGATCATTCCGCAGAGTTGCTGATGCATTGTCCCCAGATATCCCTATTGAATATGCTGATGCTGTTCTTGCAATGAACCCTAAGATTGCAGAAAAGTTATTTAGAGATATTGCAGGTGACGGTGGTGTTACTGATTCTTTAGAGATGTTTAATCTTGATGGAGCTTCTTACAAGAAACGACTTAAGGATGCTGGACCTGTAAGAACAGCTATAGGAAAGACTGAAGAGTTTCTTTGGAAGGGTGCTGATGCATACACAAAGGGTGTGCAAACACTAACATTAGCCAGGCTTCAGGATAACCTTACTAAACGTTTTGCTTTCGGTACAAACCTTAACCAGGGTATTATGAAGAAGTATGGAGTAACTCCAGAGGAGTTCTTCTCCAATCCTGATGTAGAGTTTACTATGGCTAAACCAGAGTTCCGTGAGATCATGGAGCAAGCTGCTTACCGTACTATGAGGGAAACTGCCTCTGTAAACTGGTCTACCTTACCTGCTACAAACTTTATGAGAAAGTCTGCAAGGTTTATCGAAACAGTTACCAACCGTTCTATGGGTGGTTATGTTGTACCTTTCGGGAGCTTCTTGAACACAACTATAGCAACTGCTGGAGATCTTAGTGGGGTAAACTACTTAAGATATGTTACAGCTAAAACTATCGGTAAACAGATTGATCCTGTAACTGATGATGGTGTAGAACTATTTTCTAAAATGGTTGTAGGTTGGGGTGCAGTTAGCTACGGTGTTGGTGGTCAAATAGGATTTGAAACTGAAACTGGTGATAGTGCTGTCGAAAGAATAGAAAGTGGCCTGAGTTGGAAGCAAGATAGGCAGGACGATGGTACGGTCAGGAACCGTGAGTTTGAATGGCCTATATCTCTGATAAGAGCTAGTAGCCAGGCCATTGCTCATGGTATGATTGAGACTGGTGAGATGGACATGTCTAAGGCAGCTCAACGTATGTTGACTGACTCTGAGTTCCGTAAAAGATTTATGTCAGGTATTCCTGACGATCTTTGGGTTGATCTTACAGTCCAGGTAGGTCCAGGGCAAGCACTGAGAGACCTTGACGATCTCGGAGCTTCTATGGGAAGATCTTGGCAGATGGCTAAAGATGGTGACTATGGTCCTCTTGCCTACAGTATGCTTGCTGCATCAGGTTCGAAGGTAGTTTCTGGATTTACTCGCCATCTTGATCCAGTGAACACTGCTTATGGATTGCTTGAGGGTAAAGAGATGAACCCCGACCTTCGTCAAGGTAATAGATTTTTTAATGATGCAGGTCGTTACCTTAATCAACTTACCGGACAAGCAGAGGGTATGGAGAGAAGGGCTACACCTACAAGAGGCTTTGCTTCTGGAAAGGATGTAGATGTTGGTAAGCAACTAATGGTTAGGTCTTCTAAGAATCCTAACTTAGTTGAGGCTATGTTTAACTCAGCTGGTGCTAATATCTTTACCCAGGTTCGTTGGACTGGTCCTGCGAAAGTAAAGAACTACATGGACGGGATGTTAGCCCCTGCACTACAGACCCAGTCTGAATTGGCTATGGCTAAGTATCCTAATTACTTCAAGATGAGACAAGATCAAAAGGAACTTGTACTAAATGAGGTTAGAGAGGGTGCCAAGGCTATGGTAGTCAATCAGATGGAGAATGGTGGCCAAGTACCTCAAACAATGGATGTTGTAAGAAAACTTAGCAGTAAGAAAAAAGTAGTGGAAAAAGTATTAAACCTTCTACCATTTGAATTTGGAAGCACTGATACCTACGATCAAAAGATGGAGAAGATACTAGAGATGGAGGATGGTTATCAACAACTCTTAAAGATTAAAAATCTTGTTGATACCTACGACGACTGGAACAAAGTAGTTCAATAAATTAAGGGGGCTTAACGCCCCCTCTTTTTTTAAGTATCTTCATCCAGCATGTAGTCTGCCCAGTCGTATGCTTGTTTCTTTATATCCCGCATATTGTTACTGGATCTTGCACCTGCTAGAAGACCAGTTAAAGCCTGGCCAGCAAGATATATCCTTGCTGTCAGACCTTTGCTTGAAACAATTTTACGTTTTTGTTGAGTAAACTTTTTTGCCTCTTTCTCTAAATCCTCTTTCAACTACCAACTCCTTGTTTTAGGGATGGCCTTACTCTTTGCTTTGAAGTTGAATAAGTGCTTCCAAATACCATCGTGCTTTTTTTAAATCCTCTAGACCATTCTTATACCTCCAACGGTGCAAGTATTTAGCAACGTTACCCCTATAATAACCTATTAGCTCCTCATCTGTCAAGATGTCTTTAATATATGTGATACACTCGATATCACCCTGACCATAGTGTGGAGGTTTATTTACGTTATCACTCATAGTTTTACTAGCTCTGCTTTTGTATACGGGATGTGGAAGAATAATTCTCCAGGTTTAATGTACCGACCTTTAGCTTCTTTTAAGCTTTCTTTGGTAAGTAACGTATCTTTAATACGCCAGGCTTGTTTTAGATCCTTACGAAAGACGTAAAAGTTTAGCACTCCATCGTTGCCCTCATACTTATCTAGTAGGCGTTGCTTACGTTCTGGTATACGTATCTCATCCCAATGTTCAGGCCAATCGTTTTCCCAAGCTACTTTAACTTCAGCTTCATTGAAGAATGTTAGCCCGTGTTTTTGCGAGACAACGTCTACAAAGTAGTTTTCTTCTGTATTTACGATAACATGCTTTTTAGATTTTAGGTGGGATACAAGAGCATCCTTAGCTTGTTTGTCGTAAGCCTCGTACAAGGCTCTGTTAAAATTCTTTCTCACTGCCGCCATTTAAAAGCTCCCTTAATTCCCTATAACCACCTACGTGACCACCTTTGTCATCAAAGATTTGAGGTACTGTACTGAGATTTGTCTTCTTTAGCAAGGTTAAAATCCATTTAGAACTGGTAGAATGGACATTATATTCTACATAACCAATGTTTTTATTCTTTAGCATTGCTTTAGCTAAGTCACAAAAGTTACACTGCTCTCTAGTTATCACCACATACATTGTGTTCTTTTCTCCAATTCAGTTCACGTAACAGTTTCTTTTGCTCATAGTCCGACATTATCATCCAGTCCCTAATCTCGTCTATGGTCCTTAAACACCCTGCGCAGTACCCGTCTTTTATCTGACAGATCTTTACGCAGGGTGAGGGTGTAGACCCTACACTAGGTCTACGATTTCGCATGAGTCGCCAGTGCAAGCAAGTGTCTGACTCCCAGAAGTATTATCTTCGTTCTCATACTCGGAGAGTTTAGACCAGTCGATAGACTTAGGCATGAGAGACTTGAGAGAGTTGTAATCACTCTTACCTACTTCTTGATAAGGTGCTTGCTGATACGTGTGTTCATTGTATGGTAGGAATGATACACCAGACATCTCGTCAAAATATTTGTAAACAAATGCACCTACTTCCATCCACTCCTCTGACTTTACGTTTATAGTCACTGAAGGTTTATGTTCACACCAATGCCTTTGATACTGTAGCCACATCTTTAACTGTTCAATAGCAGAGATGTCCGATGTACATACAGCACCTTTAGGTGCCATCTGAGGAAAACTAAAGACTGTAGTCTGCTCAGGTTTAAACACATCAGGCTCATTAGGAATGCCTTGGTCAATCATAAACTGTGTCAGAGGATCTTTGTTATCACCACGAACAGTCCGAATATAATAGGGGCTGTGACGAGCATGAATACCAGAAGAGGAGTCAACCAACTGTGATACTGTTCCCGAAGGTTTAACGCAGCTGATAGCAGCAGCAACAGGGATGCCAAGGCGTTTAGCCCACTCAGCATTAGTAGCCACGGCCAAAGATCTAAGTTTGCCAAGAGTTTTCTCCAATCCCACATTCTTTGTTGTCATTAAAGGGTTATCCATAATGCCAGTAAGAGACACACCAAGTAGACGTTCATCTTCAGTATTGTCTGCCCACTTCTTACGTAAGTAAGGAAACTTGGTATAGGTAGATTGAATTGTACCTAAGATAGTGGCTAGGCGTACTTTCTCCTCCAAAGTTTCTAAAGTATCTGTAGCACGTACTACACACTCTGTTAAGTTGCAAAATTGCATCGGTCGTAGTATAATTTCCGAACAAGGATTTGTACCAAAATCATAGTTAGGATCACGTCTACCATTTAATCCAGCTTGTTTCTTAGATGCTTCACGGTTAAAGATACCACGTTCACCAGAACCAGACTCAACTAAAGCCATCCACTCACGCATAAAAGAGACACTGTCTGGTTTTTCAGTGTAGGAGACAGAGTTGTTAGCCAAGGCACGTTGTGGATTATTCTCCCACCATTGTCCTGACTTAGCATGACGCATCCGGTCATCACTCAAATTAGACAGACTGATCATTGCACTGCGGCGTACACCACCTACAACTACTACCTCACCAATCTTACACATAATATCGTGACACTCGATAGAGCTGAGTTTACGTCCTGAAGCTTTCTTGAAAGTGCTAATAGTAAAGTTAAACAGGTCAACCAAAGGGGCTGGACCAGAAGCCCTACCACCAAAAGTTTTAAGAGGTGCTCCAGCTGGACGTACCTTAGACACATCCCAAGTTGGGATCTCACCAGAGTATAGGAGTGCAATCAATTGACGAAGAGCCTTAGCCCACCCCTCCTTGGAGTCCTTGACGACGATATTAGTCTCACTGTCGAAGAGTTGAGGAACATCTGGAAGCTTGTTGATGGCTTGCCTCTCTACACTGAAGCCAACTCCCGTGCCACAGAGGAGGATAAACATAGCCTCATCGAAGGACTTAAGGTCATCTACGGGTAGGTAGCTACAGTTGTACATACAGGTATTGTCCCTGTCTGCTGCAGGTCCGGCAGTCATAAGAGATCGCATAGAGGGCATTACCTCTAGACCTAGAATAGCCTGTTCTAGTTTAAACTTTGTTTCTGAATCCACCAAGTCTCGAACTACATTAGTCATAAAACGAGATACGGTATCACTCCAGGATTCACGGCCAGATCCTTCACGGTACTTTGCATACCGTGACTTGTGGATAAAAGCCTGGTAATCTGTTGGTAGTTGGTTATTCATCTTTTATCCCCTGACCCTTTTAATTTACCACGTTGTTGTCTGTCACGTAGCTTTTTTAAATTATTATCCGCAACTGCACTGAGATCTACATTTAGATCTCGACATAGTGCTGCAATATACCAAAGACAGTCACCCACTTCGTCTGCAATTGCATCACGATCAAACTGACCGTCACGCATGATCTTCTTAACCTTGTTAGCTACCTCACCAGCTTCAGCTGCTAGGCCAAGGGCTGGGTAGATTATCGCATGCTCTGACTTATAAATAGCAGTAGCTGCTGCGGCATTTTGGTAGTCATTTAACTGACCTGAGTCATAAAAATCCCAGGCATCTATATCAACTTGGCTTATCATATCTAACCTCACACTCCTCTACAACGATATCGTCTATGTCGTACAAGCTTCCCTGTACGAGTTCTGAGATTACCTCAGCATTATTCCCGAATGTTTCTAAAAAGTTTGCACTAGGGTCTACTTTTATTATTATATTTAGCTCGAACCTCATCAGCAAGACTCCTAGTTATACTCAGGATCAGATGTCATGTCAACAATAATAGGGTCGATGGATTCGGAAAAATGTTTCTGCCACTCATAAGCAGAATCGAAATCGTCAAACCAAAAATTATCGTCAGCAATCTCACCGTTAATCTCTGTTTTACACACCATGAAGTACTTAGAACCTTCTGGAGCATTGTCAAGGTGCTCGGGATCGTAGATATCATTGATTGATGTTGGACCCTGTAGCACTCCCCATATTTTTACTTCCATTTCTTTAACAACTCCATGTAGTGATCAAGACTTACCATTGTAATCCATTCCTTTCTGTCTGCCCGAAAGAAAACAACTGGTTCACCTTTACCATGCTTCCTGGCTTGTTCAATGTAATCGTAGGCCATCTTCATTCCAGACTTCCTACGTTTTACTTCGATAGTAATCGGAATCTTTTTTCTAGCTGCGGGAGACAGCTGGATGTCTTCTCCAGTGTCTCCCATAGTAGTAGACTTAACGTCATCAGGTTCTAGGTCAGGAAAGTTCTCTAGTATGGTATCCCTGATTTCGTTCTGTCCAGTTCTGCCCTTAGCCTTAGCTGCCCGTGTCATCGAACACCTCATCAACCTTGGGTTCTTTTTCTACGTGCACCAAGTACTCAATGCCGTATGAGTATTTGAACATACGCAGATTGGGCCAACAGATCTTTTTGTATTCACAGAATTGACAGGACTTGTCCAGCTTCGTGTTAGGACTTGCCTTGCTTGCAGGTACTGGTTGAATACGATCTGTAGGTAAATCACCTGCAACCAGATCTTTGGCTGCAAGCATCTCTTGTTCTTTGGTCTTCAGGTCTTCAGTAAAGTCATGTACGTCTAGGCAGATCTCACCACTAACCTTATCAACAGCAAGGAAAGCCCCGTGTGTTTTGTTTGTAACTAGTGGGTCGTCCTTACCTGCATAGACATAGGAACTAAGTTGGCTAATGTAACCAAACGCATCGTTATCACGGAGTGATCCGTCTTTAAATTTCTTGAAAGCAAAAGGGCTGCAGGACTTAACATCTACAGTCATACCGTCAATAACACAGTCACGGTGGCCACGAATACCATGTACGGTCAGCCTATCCTGGGAGCCTTCCATACTGTGACCAGAGGCTGTAACCATAGACAGTATCAGCTCTTCAATCATGTCCCCGTAGAAGAAACGGAGAAGTAGGTTAGCACTGAGTGGTTCGCCTGTGCCTGGCTTGTTTACCTTGTACCACAACTTACGTTTGCACGGTGTGCCTATGGACGAAAGAGATAGATACCCACGAGGCTCTTGTGGCTTACTAAATCTTTTGTTGGCTGACATGGCGATATTGTTTCCTAGAATAGAACCTATCGTGCCGTTCCAACCACCCAGTCCATAGATCACGGACTCGATGTCTTCTACTAGTGTATCAATCTTTTTCATATTATATCCTTAAAGTTATGGCCCCCCGAAGGGGGCCACTAGTTGTTTTTGGAGGAGGTTAAAACAACACTTCGCCTTCTTGTTTAGCTGCAGTGGGTGGCGAAGTAGTTTCCCCTGCAGTATCCCTGACATAATCTACCTTATCAAGCACAATAACTTTATCAAGCCGTGTGCCGACAATAGCAGGTCGGCTAGTGTCATAGACGGACAGCTCCACTTCTACTGTAGATCCATTACCAATAGAGCCATCGGTATCAAGGTCGTAAGGGCTGCCATCAGCCCAAGTAACAATAGGCGCACCACTGTCCCAATCCCTTCCTGTATCATACTTACGGATAAACTTAACCTTAGTCCCACGTCCTTGAGGGTCAGCTGACCCCTTCTTCATAGAACGTGATGCCTTTAGTGCAGTTAGGTTGTCATCATCCATGATAACATCAATTGTGCAAGCGCCGTCATGATCCCTGTACACACCATCAAAACCTTCCATGTCACGGTTTTGTGGAAATACTTTTGCCCATTCAGCAATGCCTGATACTTTTACTTTACGTGTAGCCATTTGGCCCTCCATTACGTTAGTGTACTTCACTATACTTATGACCATATTGTACGTCAATACCCAAGTCAACATTTAATTTAAGCTCTTGATTAAGTTTTTCAATAGCCCAGGTCAATGTTTTTGTATGCTCATCCTGCTCTCCTTCCTTAACAAGGTTAATAGATTCATCATGAAACTGACCTATGATATTAGGTCTGCGTGATCTGTAGTAAGCAACCCACTTATCAAAGCAATAGGCTCCGGTGGATTGATTGAGTGTAGAGAATACATCCTTCTCATAACGGAGTGAATGCCAGAAACCACTGACAGGGTTTTGTACCCACATCTCTCCGTTGATCTGTCTGACCTTCTGATCCTCAGCAAATGCTTTGACAGACCAATTACGTTCCCAGTATGCATCCAAGATAGATTGTGCATGAGGGACAGCCATGCCAGTAGTACGGGACAACTTAGCTGCACCAACTCCGTAAGTAGCAGAATAGTTAACTACCTTGTAGTTCTTGCGTAGTGCCTTCAACTCTGGACGTTGACCTTGGTTATAAGAATCAATGTCAGACTGTTTGATAGCACCTGCATGTTTAGCCAAGTCAAGGTGTGGATCAAAACCTTCTTGAGACATCTCTTGCACATAGTCAGGATCGTAAGGGTGCATGTAGTGCCTCTTGGTTGTATCTTCAAGGGATGTCATATCAGCACCGCAGAGGACGTAACCCTCTGGAGCAATCAAGCAACCACGTACTTCTTTGCCCCACGGCCTGTCTACCCCAGGAAGGTTGACTAGTGGTTTCTTGTGTTTGAAACGGAGAGTGTTGGTAAGTCCAGAAATTTCTGCTTTAACATAGCCACCTTGTTCACATTCGAGAAATGCTTCGAAGATCTTAAGTCTATGCTGCAGGACGGTCAGACCTCCAAGAACTTCAACAGCAGGGTTGTTCTCTGCTATCAGTTTTACTGAGTCGGTCAGCTCTCCATCTTTACGTACTTGAGGTATCTTCTTCTCTTCGCCAGTCTCCTTGTTTCTATCGTATTTAAATGTGCAAGGCTCCCAACCCATAGAGTATAGCCAGTCCTTGACCTGATCAGTAGAGTTTGGATTAGGTTCATTCCAACCCTTGATAACCTCTACCTCACCGTCAAAGTGTGGTGGTAGGCTCTGCTCTTTAAGGAGATCAAACCAACGTTGACCATGAGCCGATGCTGTACCGTCCTTACGGAAACAGTTCTTTGGCTTAGTCTTCTTTGAAGTGACCTTACGTTTGGGCATGACTGCACTTAGCTCAGATTCCTTATGAGACTTCTGCTTGGTGATGTCGTCTACACATCTCTGTGCAAGATCTACATCTAGCTTCCATCCAAGGCTCTCAGCTGTTGCAGCACAGTTCATCTTAAACTCCAGATACCGGAAGAACCGATCCAGATTTGACTTGTCCTTGTAGATGAACATAAATCTCTTTAGAAGATTTTGCCACAAGCACCAATTGATTTTTACATCCTCTGTACATCTGTGTGTATACTCCTCAAGGGTTAAGTTTTCCCAGTCATCAATCTTAGGTTTAGGAATACCGAAATCCTCACCAAAAGAATCAAGACCATGTTTTGACCTATCGTAATTTAATACCCAAGACATTGGCAGTGTGTCAAAGAGACGTGCTGTCACCTTGATACCCAAGATCTTTTCTACAAGTGGTACATCATACCTGATAATGTTGTGACCAATCAGACCTGGCTGATTGAGTAGGAGATCACGCATAGCAGAGTAATCATGCAAACTGTGGTAAGTTTTACCATCATGGGTATAGGATAAGCAGTGTATCTTTGTAGCCTGATCAAGTAGTCCGTCAGCTTCTACATCAAATACAATCATGCTGCTATCTCACCCCTATCATACGGTACATCTTCACTGAGGATCGTTGTCTCTGGATCGTAGTAGACTGAACCTGCTTTGCCCAATTTAGCAAATGGCCTGTTCTTGTCAACAATAAATTCAGTTGTGTTCTGAAGTATCTCGTCCTCGGAATCAGTGTCTCGTTCGATCTTTATACAGATGATAGCCTCTTCTTCAAGAGATGCAGCATACTTTGTACGTCCGTCATCGTTAACCTGTGAGATAAATACCACACCAATGTTTAACTCTTTGGCAAGCTGGGCCATACGTGAACCTAGTGTGGTCAGTGTACTGGTAGCACCATCAACACCAGAGCTGGACAGATAAGCCAGACGTTGAACGTGGTCAACGAAAACGAAGTTAGCACCGAAGGATGTAACAGCCATGCGAGTGTAGTCGAGCAACGTAAGTGGGTTGTCGTGAGACTGCATCTCAAAGATGATTGTCCTGTTGTTCTCAGAGTCGGCAATCTTATTAGCTGCTGCCTCTACATCATCAAGAGTGTAACCATTACGTTCGGCATCCTCTCTTGTACGAACATTGGAACCAAGCTCGTAGGTAGCCATAGCACGTAGTGTAGTGGACTTCATCTCCTCCATGTGTAGGAGTGCAACCTTTACACCCTCGTTCTGTAGAAGACCCGTCTCAAAGTAACGGATCACCTCAGTCTTACCAGTACCACGGGGAGCCTTGATAAAGGTTAGTCCCCCCTTGACCATGCCACGGATCTTTTCATCGAGACCTGAGTGACCAGTAGGTACATACTCGTAAGGATTCTCTGTACGTAAAGCACTAGAAAAATCCTCACTAGAACAGAAGAAGTTCTCTGGGCTGTACCGCATGGGCTTCTTAGCTGCCCACATCAAGTCCTTACCATCACCAGCCTGTAAGAAGTCATTGGCATCTTTGTGCTTGGACATAGGTACGTAGAAAAACTTATCGGGGAATGCCTGGTATAACTTGTCTGCTGCCCTACGCCCTGCAGGATCGAGTTCACCTGCGTAGATGATCTCTTTGAATGACGACAGATAGAGGTGGTTGTGGGCTATGAACTTTTCGCCAATGCTTGCACTGGGTAGAGACTTAACGGGAAAAGTCTTGCCGAGTATCTGATACAGAGAGGCCGCATCAAACTCACCTTCAGTGAGATAGATTCGTTGGCTTGTCCCTGCATTGAACTCAGGGCCAAACAGGTGGTTCATACCCAATCCACGATCCTTTGTCCAGGTCTTAGACTTGTCATCGACTAGCCTGTACTTGACTGTGTGTGGGTACTTGTAGGCATAACGGACAGGTCGTCCGTCTTCGCCTTGCTGTATGGCAATGCCATATAGTTCGGACACGTCAGCATCTAAGCCTCGTATGCCCTCATGTGTCTGAGACACAATAGGTATATCCATAGGGTTTCTCCTCTCCTTCAATGGATACTCGGAATTAACCCATTCGAAAACATCTGGCATGTCTCGCATTGGGTAAGCCCTCGAACAAGAATGGCAGTGGCCGAAGCCATCGTCATTCCAATTAAATGCATCACTTGATCCGCAGTCTTGATACGGACAAGCTAAGTGTGGGTTGTCATTGTTTGCCACTTTTAACCTCCAGTCCAAATAACCCTTCTGGGCTATCCATTGCAGCATACAGATCTACGAGCTGTTGTAAAGACATTGCGATGACAGAATTTTTCTGTGTGCTCTCATTAAATTGCAGAATAAAAACTTCTCCCTCATCACCTATTACAACCTCTACATCTTCATGCCTATCCTGTTCATCGAGTGTTCGGATAAGGGCATAGTCATATTCAAGTTCTACAGTAAACATTTACTCCCTCTGTCCCTTCAACACTTGTTCATACTTGAAGAACAACTGTTCAAACTTCCACTGGTACAGCTGTTGCATACCCATCAAGGTATTCATCATCTCATCTTGTGTAGGCTCACGTTCACCGTCACCGATCTGTCTGAAGACAACCTGAAGGTCATCACAGACATGCCAACAGTCCATGATCATTGGCTCTAAGTCATACAGTTTAGTCATCATTCACCTCCTTGTTATGCTTACGTAATCGTTTATTGTAAGCACGTTTGATCTTCTTTACTTGACCTGCTTTCCATAGGTAAAACTTACGTGCTTTAGTGAGAGCATCATACTCATCACCGCCCTTCATTGGTATACGCTTAGTCATCTTCGCCGCTAACTGTTTATCATTACTCTTCCTCCAGACAGAAGCCACACCATGTGTCCTTGCTTGCATTACCACAGCTGACACATTTGCGCCACTTATTCTTTTCATCACGTTCTTGGGATGCCTTACGTTCTTCATCTCTCATTGGTCTTATCATTGTCTGTCTCCCAGTATAGACCTGTCTTAATCAGGGACACAAAGCCCACGTTAAAGATGGCTCCAAATGTCTCTGAGTCACACTCAACCTGTAGTGTGGCACTGCCATCCTCATGCTCAGTTATTTCTGTCACCTTTACTTCACTCATCATCATACATCCTCAATGCTTCCCAAGAGTTGGGGTAAATGTCCATCATATAGTCCTCAATCTCTTGAGCCACTAGCCTCGTCTCATACTGAGTATCATCCTTGAGACGTAGGCCACACATCTTAGCAAAGGCAAACAGAGAACCTGACCAGTACCACTCAGTCATCATAGACTGTGGCAGTACCATACGTGCTTGCTCTGGGCATACACCCCTGTCAAGCAAGCTGTTGTATAGAGTTTTACTAGCTAAACTAACGTCACCTATTTTACCAACATCTACCACGCCATCACTGCCTTGCTTCTTATCATCACTACGCCCACGCCATACGTCAGGCTGGTAGAACTCAGGTTCATCATCGACGTACCTACGGCTGATCTCATTCCAAGGCATGTACTCATGCTTGACCAGCTGACGTGCTACAAAGATCGGTGCCTTGACGTGGAAGGTAGCAAAGGCGTGATTGAACGGGGACTTGTGCTTGTGCTTTGCAAGATACCTGATCAGCCTCACATCGTTGTCGTGCAGTACAGGCACCATGACGGGGTCATCACCTATGCCTACCTCACCTAGTGCTTCACTCTTCTTACCGAAGCTAACCCTTGCAGAGTTGACCACGGATAGGTCTGACCCCATGTGGTCTACGTATGTTACCTCAATCATCTAACATTTCCTTTACAAATTCTTTTGCCTCTTCAAGATCTTCAAAATGCTGTCTAGTATTACCAACTAACCATTTTATTTTTTGTTCGTCAGGATCCCAAAGCTGCTGAACATATATCAGACGGTGCTTCGATGGTGAGTACGCAATGTAAGACCTATCTACACCTTTAACACCTCTATGAAGTTTATTAGTCCACCAGATGCCTTCGTGTGGCTGTGCCTTTGACCACTTAGCCGCACTGTGACCTACTACTTTTGATGCAGGTATCATTTTACGTTCACCTCCAGGCATAAAACTTTTTGATTGTTGTTGTTTACAAGAACCCCAGCCTTTTGTAGAGACTGTTGGCATTCTTCCTGAGTAGAAAAGCTGCCGATCTGAAAGTAATCAACACCTGTTCCAGCTATTATTTGTACCCATATAGATACCCATATCATACTCTTTGTCTCCTATCTAATGCAGACTTTGCGGTTTTTAAACTAAACTTGTTGTACGGATTTAAACTTTGTACATGCTTATGACCTGATACAGATTGAATTGCAAGATGGTCTACACCACTCTCGATCATCTGCACAATGGCGGTCTTTCTTAAGTCACCCACTCGGAGGTCATCAGGAAGCCCTGCAGCAGCCTTAACGTCTGTAAGCAGTGTTGTCATCTGAACAATCGTTAGAGGCCTGTAGGCACTGTCCTGTGGCCTGTGGTGAGGTACTACGTAGGGCTGGAAGTCCCAGTCCTCTTTCTGCTGTTTGAGCATCGTGAGTAAGTTGTCTGGAATAGGTAGCTCAACAGTTGCACCTCGTTTGCTTTGAGTGATTGTCACTACCTCATTCTCAAGGTCAACTTGATCCCATTGCAAGTTGCGTATGTCTATGGGTCTCTGCCCCCATTCATAACACATCAAGATAATCAGCCCAAGGTTTCTCCAGTCGAAGTTTTGGAATGCTGCGTCGAGGCATGATAGTACTTGGTCGTGCGTCCAGATAACTGAACGTGGCTCACTTGTACGTTTCCGTACTCGTGACATAGGATTGGTAGGCATCTTCTCCATCGTGATCAGATAGTTCATCAGGACGGAGAATATACGTGCCTTGTGGTTTGCATTGGATGTAGATGTCTCCATCTCCCACGTATCGTATATCTCCGTGCAAAGTGGGACGTTAAGATTCTTGATGGAGATATTACCCAGAGTCCTACCACCTACGGACATACGACAGAAAGAATGTAGTGCCGACTCGTAACCTTTTTGAGAGGATGCTGCCAGTGATGCAAACTGCCGTGTGTGTAGGTATTCATCTACTGCTGTTCTAAATCTCATATCTTTCCTAACCAGTGTGTACAATCGTCATGTGGATCGTCCATGTTAGCCTCCATAGATTGGCCCACCCTGCAGGACTCGAACCTGCAACCTACTGCTTAGAAGGCAGTTGCTCTATCCAGTTGAGCTAAGGGTGGTGAACCTATAGTTATACTTAAAGTATCTATTATTACTATAATAATAATTATTACAGTAACTTTAAGTTACCTTAAGTATTATAAAATAGACACTTTATTTCGTATGTCAAGGGGTCAGCCTAAATATTTTTTACCTAGTCTAGTTGCATACTCATCGTAGTAGCTAGAGTACTGTGCCATATCGTCAATCTGACACTCCTCCATGAGGCTGTACGGGGTGAAGCCGTATTGATCTAGCATCTCTGCAATCTTATGCGGGTAGTCGATCACCAGTGTCTCGAGCTGATCTATGTTGTCCTCATTACATACTGGCTCATAGCCAATAGCCTGAGACCTGTACACATACTTGTCCTCAACAACACTTGGGTCACGTTTGAACACTAGACGTGTCCAGTCAGCTAGACACAAGGCAGTCAGTAAGACATTAGCAAAATCAATGTCTTGAGTCTCATTGACACCATGCTGTCCGTAATATCCGACACTGATGTTTGTGCATTCTGACACGTCAAGTATGTACTCGTTGCTGTCAGTGTAAGAGCCACCAGAGTCAGCCTTGAACTGTGGCAAGTTTATTGCCTCTGAGAAGGATGCAGCAAACTCATCTGAGGCTGTACGTAGGCCCATCTGGTGAGTGATGACGGACTCAGTGCCGTACCGATCAAAGCTAATCACTGCGTCAATATAACTCAACCACCAAGGGTTATCATCTACAAGTGCACGGCTACCCTTGCACCCTACTTCCTCAGCTGCATGGATGACATAGACACCCTCTACACCCTCTTCAATCATGCCAAGGATAAGCCATACACCAGTGGTACAGTCAGCACCTAGGCAGCTGGATACCTTTGGGTCAGCAACAGAGATTACATCATTGATAACAACGAGTTGCTGCATACCCTCTGTCTTGTGCACAGTGTCATGGTGTGCAGTGAAACACAGGTTAGGCTCATCACCAACGATGTGTATGTAGTTGCCATGTCTGTCAGGTAAACCGAACGTAGGTTCGAGAAACCTTTGACAAAATTCTTTCTGCGTCTGACTACCCTCTGGGCGTTTGTAACGCAGCATCTCAATTAAACTATAGGTCATACTTCCATTTCCTCTTGTACTTGTTCCCAAAGATTCTCGGCATTCTTTTGCCAGATGCCCGAATCATTGTCCATTTCCTCACTAGATACTTCCTCACCATCAACAGTGGTACGTGACATGATGTTGGGGTACAACTCACCATCCCAGTCAGACCGAAAGTACTCGTCAATGGTGTCAGGTGAAATCCACACGTCATCGTGCTCACAGTATTGAACATCGTCAACATGCCACCACTCATCGTCAGTGCAGAGTACAAATGAATCGTAGTTAAGTACATGGTGCTCACACACTAGAAATACCTCGGTTCGACCTCCAAAAGTTACTCTACGGCACTCTATGGATTCTGACTTGTGTGTGTCTGACTCTGCATACTCGCAGTAAAAGTGTACGTCATAATAGCAGGACTCGCAGTAACACTCCTGGTCGTACTCTGAGTGGAATACGTCATCTTCATCTATGCCTCTACCACACTCGGTACACTCAGCATAACTGCCACCAAGTACGCCACTGTATACACTGGCATCAACCTCACCACGATAGTCTATGACTAGGTGATCACCTGTATCAGACAATCGTTGTGGGATCAAGTCCAGATAGGGGCCGACAAAACCATCATCGTACTCGATACGTTTAAGACGTGCACCTACCCAACTTGCGTCCTCATCATACTTTGCACACATAGACTCTAGACGTTCTTCAATGCAGTCAATGGCTTGCTCGGACACACCATATATAGGCCCAGCCTGTGGTGTGTCGAAGTCGGGGCTTGTACATACCACACAACGACCAGCAACGTCACCATTCTGGTCGGTGACAAAGACGATAGAGAAGTCACCACTAGCATATGCGGTAGCAGGATGGCAAGGCAGATGCTCAAACTCATACCGCATACAGCTGTGTGCACTGTGCTTGCGGGTACGAGTGGTGTTGATATTCTCCGTGGCTGATTGATTACCAGCATAGGCACGTCTGAAGTCTTCTGCATCTGTAGATACGTGAACCTTGAATTCCCGTGGTGCAAACTCTTGCAGGTACATATCATTCATCTGCATGAGTTGCTTGTGATCAAGCTCAGGGAACAACAGACCAAAGGCACGGGTGGGATTCATGGCAGTGAGCCTGTCAGTGTCACGATGCTCTTGAGTTTTCCACAATGTGATCTTAGGATGAAACCTATTAGACCTACGAGGGGCAAATGCACCGAGCCTGTAGTTTAGCTTTAGGCAGAGGTTTTGCTCATCTTGGTATCTTGGACAGAGTGACTTGACTGTACCCGTAAGCCAACCCATAAGTCGAACGTCTTTGTCATTGAATAGGCTGTACTCTCGGTACATACCCCAGCTACGCAACACCGGATCAGGCTCGTCAGGATCAGTGATGTAGATTTTCTTGACAACAAAGCCGTACTCGGTTGGTCGCACTACGTAACACTTGGTGTCACCGATAGTGATATGACCAGCACCAGCAACACCCTCCGCAGTAAAAAATGCTGGGTCAAACTCGTAGGCCTTGTACATCTCAAGCTCTGCACTTACCTGCTCAGGCATAGTCTCTATCAAAGACTTGTTTACAGCAAGAATAGTATAACTCATGTTAGTTCCTCCATTCAGGTTCCTTACCCCAACGCCATGTCAGGGTTATTGTACGTTCTTTCCACCTGTCATTCATATACAGGCGGTATGCACCATGCACATCAGAAACGTCTGAGTAATCTACACCACGTTCTTGGTTACGTGCACAGTTTGCAAAGGGTGTCCTATTTTCAGATGGAAAGGCACCATGCTCTGCGTATTTGTCAAAGTAGGGCAACAGGTCAGCTGACTTGTGCAGTCCTACCTTCTGATTGAATAACGATCTCATGTGACTTACTAGCCAACGAAAGTTATCACGGGATTGTCTGGCCCAGATTGTGCACGGGTGGTTCAAGTACGCCACCCGATACACTGGCAGGTCAGTGTCAGGCGTGAGGTGCCTGACTGTGGTAGATAACATCTGTGCAGATTCCAAGATCATCTTGTTCTTGCGTATGTCATCCAACCACAATGCTGACTGCTCAGGACACTCAGAGAGTGCAAATATATTCATGTTACCTCCTAGTTAAGTAATTGTTTTAGTTGGGATATGATAGTTGATGCACCTTCAAGTTGAGTTAGACGTGCCTCAAGAGAGTTAATACGTTCGTCACGTTGCTGTAACTCGGCTTTGAGTTGCCCATTTTCTGAACGGGTCATCATGAAGTTACGGCGTTCACGTTTTGTTACAGTGGGCTGGAGAGTTTCAGTGTACAGGTTGTAACCACGATGCTTGTTACGATAGCCCAAATCTTTGCGCCACTGACACAATGAAGCTATGGTCACACCAAACTTGGCGAGAGTTTCATCACCCGTATGTGTTTCGTAGTACTGACACACCTCATGCTTGAAATCGACAGGGTACTTGTCATTACCTTTAGCAAAACCCATGTTACGGCCAAGGCTTTGGATTGTGTTTACTGGCAAAGAGAACTTTTGTGCAGTTTCCTTGGCAGTATGCGCCTTGTAATACTCCACCACTTGTGCTTTGAACTCGTTTGAATATTTACCCATTTTAACCTCCTACAGTTTTTGATTTGGGTTCCAATTTTACATCCATGTAGCCTTTTGACTTCATAAATGCCATTAACTCACCACCACGTTCAGTTGGTACTGAGCATATGCGTAAACCATTCACACATATCCAGACGTAACTATACAAGCTCACGTACTTGTCCTGTCACGTCATAATCTGCACACACCCAGCCACCAGTTAGGGATAGGGTGGGCGACAGATAAAAGTCTGGGTCGGACTGTTTCAACTTTTTGACACAATCCTCCAGACTATCCCCCACGATCTCGACAGGTATCAGGGTAACACCATTGTGATATGCACCATCGAGAACATAACGAAAAGGCTCCTGAGCATCCTCAAGAGCCTCTCGATCCTGCGCAAAAGAATACCGCAGGTATTTTGTACGAAACGAGTGTTGACGAACGGATTTGTCCCGCTCATCATCCTCAATTAAAATTCTACTTGTTGCCATTTTGCATCAATCCTTCTGCAATTTTCCTGTTTTCAGTTATAATTACAACTTTCCCGTTGCTATTATACAACACCCATTTGCCATTACGTTGCACCAATGTCACACCACCACCCATCGCAGGGAAAACACACTTGGGAAAAAGTTGTTCACCCGTCCCGTGGACGCAGAATGGCGTGGGATTTCGGCACTCTCAATCACACTAGCCTCACCACGAAAACAAGTGATAGCATCACCCTTGGACATAGGATTCCCGTCACTATCCACGAGCATCCACATCCGTCCATCAGCATCAATACCAGTCATGTCATAACCTCCTGTTAAATAGACACAATAAAGCACCCCATACGTTAGCATGAGGTGCTCAGATTTTACCTATTTTTATTTGTATGATAGTTTATGCCGCCTGTTTAGCTTGCTGTTGAATTGCCGCAATCAAAGCAATAGGATCATACCCACGTTTTAGCAAGTTGGTGGCAGCTTTGATATAGTCCAACTCGGTATCGGACTTTTCACCGGCAAAAGCCTTGGCCCAATTTGCTCCACGCATGGATGTTTCATCGCCCACCAATTTTGCAAGGGTATCAACCGCCGCATTGCTTAGGGTAGCATCTTTAATTTTAATTGCGATACCGCCTGTTTTTGTTTTTGTGACTTTTGAGCCGTCAAAGATTGCCGCAAACGTCACCCTGATTGCCCTTTCAGCCTGAGCATCACTCTTAGCTTTACAGGCGTTTAACAGTTTGACAATCACTGTAGTATCACGTTCAGCAATTACATGGTCAATTGCATCTTTGAACGCAACTCCCATTGCTTTGCCATTGCCAAGTGAACGATTAAAATTTGTGATAATAGTTTTCATTTTCCCATGTCCTTTTCTGTTGGGGTTATTGTTTCGGTTGAAACATCGATAGGCCAAAGCAATTGCAATGGCCTACTGGATTTTCCAACCTTGTGGCGTTTATCCCTATCACTCAATCCGTATCAATAGGATTGAATGGATATGCCACTTGATATGAACCTCAATTCATACCGCATTGCATATCAGGACTATTACCTTTTACATTTCGGGCTTTGCATTTGCCACCCGTGACCCTTTCCCCCATGGCCCTAAAACTATTATTGGCAATCTCTAAACTTCTTTCGATTTTTCTGGACTACTTCTATTTGAAGTCACGCAGATTGTAAGAGCTATTGCCTAAGTCTTTGGGCAGGTGTCGGTCAAATCAGATTGTCAGTCTGATTGTCAGTTTACCGATATGGATTGAACTACCCTCATATTCCCACTGACTAAGGAATATAAACTTGGTTTTGTGATTGGCCGCAATTCCTAGTGGAATATTGACCGAAAACCTTGGTAGCTCAAAAATGTCAAATAACAGGCTATTAACTAGCTCTTAAGGGACTTAAACGGGATAAAGTAGCAGCTATATATTCTGTTTGCGACTATTCATGTCTCTTTTGCGACAATTAGCATATTTTTTTAGTTTTTATTGCATTTTTATTTATTTGTTAATTAAATCAAGTATTTATACCCTTAAATAAATAAACAGAATAAAAACAGTAAGTTGCAGGGAATGGACTTTTTATAGGGTGACATAGCCTAAAACCTCTTTCGGGCTTGTACAGGGCTTATATTGAGTGTCAGGCCTATTTCACGTTTTGTTCTCGTTATGAGGCAATGCGGCAGGGTATATATTAACTGAACGCCTGTTTAATTAACGTGGGGGTATACATTTACATATTCGAATGTATGAATGTATCACTGTTGGTGGTTACTGTTGGTACTTGCCCGAGTTAATTGAACGCACGTTCAGTTAATTGTTACAGTATAACACATTCGCATATTCATATGTAATCATATATTGTATAATACATCCATATATAAGAATACGTTGATATACGAACACATTCAAATTCTTGAATATGTCTGATAGTATTCACGATCTTGAATATGTTACGGAGGGTATGGGCCAGGGGGGTGTGCGTAGATAGTATATATGCCCAATGACAGAGATGGGATTTTTTAGTTTCGGTCAAATTGTCGCACCTAAATGTGATCACATCGTGTTATCCATTATATTTTGTGATCACAAATAAAATATCAATAAAAATAAAAATATTTTTGTCTACCCCTTGACGCCGGGGCATAGAGTATTATATAATACTTAATGTAATTATACTTTAAGTAACTCTATGTTACTTAAAGTACCCTAAAGTAACTTTAAGTTTCTATTATCTCTTATATATTAATAGTTATTAAGTACTTTAAGTAACTTTAAGTAGTACTTTATAGACGTACAAAGTTTTTTCTGTCGTCCAATTTAAAGTATTGACTTTACCCCTCCCCCAAGGTATAACTATATGAGAAAAAGACACATGTACGCCTCGGATAATGTCGTCGAAGAGTTCTATAGAGCTTTAGCCGACAAGAACGAAGGCAAAGTACGTAGAGTACACATACCAAGATCCGATGTATTTTACGTAAGAGAAGCTATATTTCAAGACACTGGTACTAAATACTCTCTAGACAGAGTAGAAAGAGCAATGTTCCTAGAAGGAATGCTCAATGCTAGAGACGTTTTTGACCCAGAACGAAAAAGAGATTGGGAAGATTGATGGCTAAAACAGTATTAGACGACTGGAAGGTACTTCCAAGGCTAATGATGCTGGCAGTGACTGTCCTGACTTATCAGGCGGTACATTGGTTCATGTCGTTACCTGACCCTAGTGTAGCTCAATCAGGTCTTGTATCGGTCTGTATGGGTGCTTTAACTGGTTGCTTTGGTATTTGGATGGGTAAAGAGTCTAAAACAACTGTAACTCCCACAAGAGTCGTTCACGAAGAGAAGTATAGCAAATGATTGGTCAGATTATAGGTGCTGTAGGTGGACTAGCTACCAGTTATCTTGATGGTAAGGTAGCAGTACAGAAAGCCAACGCAGAAATCAAAGTAAAACAAGCTACAGGTGAGATTGACTGGGACATTGCTGCAATGAACAGCACCCAGAACTCCTGGAAAGACGAGTGGATCACTCTACTTTTCTCTATTCCCCTTATTTTAGCCTTCTGTGGAGACTGGGGTAACGAAATTGTACAAGCTGGCTTTACATCTTTAGAAGCTATGCCCACTTGGTATCAATATTCACTAGGTGGTATTGTTAGTGCCAGCATTGGTATGAGATCAGTATCTAAATTCTTTACAGGGAAGAAATAATGTCCTTTAAATTATCAAATCGCAGTCTTGCTAAGATGGAAGGCGTAGATGAAAGCCTAGTTGCTGTAGTCAAACGTGCTATCGAGCTTACCAAAGTAGACTTTGGGGTAATCTATGGTTTGAGAACAGTAGAAGAGCAAGAGAAGCTTGTAGCTGCTGGTAAATCCCAAACTATGAAGTCCAAACACCTAGAAGGTAGAGCCGTAGACCTTATGGCCTATGTGGATGGTAAAGGTGTCTGGGAACTGAATGTCTACGATGACCTTTGTGACGCAATGAAAGAGGCAGCTAAAGAACTTGGTGTAGCAATCAAGTGGGGTGCAGCCTGGTCTGAAGGAGATATTCGGACTTATCCTGGTACAGCTGAAGATGCAATGATGGCCTACGTAGACTTACGTAGAAGCCAAGGGCGTAGACCCTTCATTGATGGCCCTCACTTTGAATTAATGTAAGCCATGTATGAGATGTTAGAAATACTTATGCAATGGCTGGTTGCCCCTGTAATCGTAGTTATTTGGATGCTTTACAACAAAGTAAACGATAACGAAAAAGATATTGCAGTTATTAAAGCTCAACACGCATCAAGTTCTCTTCATCACGACAGAGAAATGAAAGAGATGAGAGATACCATCAAGGCTATCTTCAACAAATTAGATAATATAGAGCAGTCTCTAAGGAATCGGTAATGGAAAACTTAAAGTTACCTGTAGCCCTCGTGATTGCTATGGCTGCACAGCTTGCGGCAGGCGTGTGGTGGGTATCCCAACAAGCAGCTACTATTTCTAACCTAGAGGAGACAGTAAGTCAGCTAGGTTCACGTATGGCTATCGAGGACAACGTAAACCTTAAACGTGATGTCGCAGGTAATAGTGTAGAAATACAGTACGTATGGAATGATGTAGAAGAGTTATGGGAAGAGTTAGATGCTTTAACTCGTACCATCTCAGGTATTACTGCACTACAACAACGTGTAGCTCTCATAGAGAATGACTTTAAGTATATAAACCGTGACCACAACTCTATTATAGGTCCAATGGAGAAATAGATTTGTTGTGCGTGTTGGCCTTTGTTTCATTCGGTCACGCATGGACTGTAAGTGGTAATAGATTGTTTCAGTATTGTTACTACGACTGTGGGTTACCTAAGAATGGTTTATTTTACGATAGGGTATACAGAGTAGGCTATAATTATTCTTGCCCTATTGAAATTAAATTCAAATAGAGGTATACTTAACATAATTGGGCGTAAAAGTAATTTATAATTACTACCAATTTAAATAAGGAGTAGGGGTAAATAGTGAACGTCCCACGTTCCCCCTAGAATTACATGAGAAATTACAAAAAAGAATACGGTAATTACCAAGGCACTGCCCAGCAGAAGAAGAATCGTGCTTCTAGGAATGCTGCACGTAATGCTCTTAAAAAGGTTGGAGTGGTTAAGAAGGGTGACGGTAAGGATGTAAATCACCGTAACGGTAACCCCAGGGATAACTCACCTAAGAACCTATCTGTAACAACTAAACGTGCAAACAGATCTTTTCCTAGAAATAGTAAAGCAGGTAAAAAATAATGGCTATCCCTGAAAGAGTTAAAACTAAGATGAAGGACGCAGGACTTAAAGGCGTCAACAAACCACAACGTCTTAATGACGACAGTGGTAAGTCTCATCATGTTATGGCTTCTGAGGGTGGTAAGTACAAGTATATCAAGTTTGGTGAAAAAGGTGCATCAACTGCAGGTAAACCTAAAGCTGGTGAATCTGACAAGATGAAAAAGAAACGTGCAAGTTTCAAGGCTAGACACGGTAAGAATATTAAAAAGGGTAAAATGTCTGCTGCTTATTGGGCAGACAAGGTAAAGTGGTGATGTGGATAGCTGTCGTCTTAGCTTGCAGCACTCAGATGGCCACATCTTGTCAGGTATTTGCCAATACAAAAGAGATGTTTTATGAACAATTTGCCTGTAACGATGACGCAACTAAGATGGCTGAGTACTTAGTAGCTCAGGGTGTAGTTGCAGTGCCTCTTTGCTTTGAAGTGGGAAAATCAACATAATGAAAAAGAAGTCTACAGTAAATGCAGCTGGTAACTATACCAAACCAACTATGCGTAAGAACCTTGTCGCCAAAGTTAAGGCGGGTGGAAAAGGTGGCAAACCTGGACAATGGTCTGCGAGAAAAGCCCAAATGGTTGCAAAGCAATACAAAGCAAAAGGCGGTGGATATAAGTAATGGCAAAAGCTAAGAAACTTACAGTAGCTGAAAAGTACCGTCAATTAAAAGCCCAAACTGAATCAGCCGGTATGAAGGTAGAGGAAGTTGACGGTAAAATTGTAGTAAGACGTAAGGCTAAGAAAAAATGAAGAAACCACAGAAGTCTCTAAAAGACTGGGGCAAACAAAAGTGGAGAACTTCAGACGGATCTCCCTCAAAGGGTAAAAAAAGATACCTGCCAGACTCGGCATGGAAATCTTTGTCGCCTGGAGAAAAGGCAGCTACCAACAAAGCTAAGGCAACAGGTAATGCTAAAGGTAAACAATTTGTAAAACAGCCCAAGAAGATTGCAGCTAAAACCAGGAAGTTTAGATGATGAAAAAGACTCAATGTCCAAAGTGTAAAGGTAAAGGATGCTCCCATTGTGGTGGCAAAGGTTATCATACTGGTATGAACAAAGGTGGTGTTATGAATGAAGGTATGAAGGCTCTAAAGAAAAAAGCCCCAGCAGTAGCTAAGAAGATGGGCTACAAACACGGTGGTACAACTGCTAAAAAAGGTATGTCTTACGGAGGTATGGCTAAAAAGAAAATTGGCATGAAAGATGGTGGTATGGCTAACTGTGGTGCTTCCATGAAACCTAATAGGATGTCCAGGTCATGAGACTGGAGAACGATAAAGTAGTAGATCATATTGGTACTGTCCTTGCCGAAAAAATACGGGGTGAGTGGCACACTAAAGATGATGCAGTCATGCAGTTTATTTTAACTTTGGAAGGCGGTGATCCTATTCTAGAGGAAGAGGACGAACTGGAGATGGTTCGTGCTCGTAACGATAAAGGTCATTACATTGCGGATGATCCTGACACGGAAGTAAACGAAGCTTGGATAGTAAAAACAGTAAAGAAGGCTGCTAAAAAGAAATGAGTGTACTCAATCAGGGCAAACCAGCACGTATGCGTTCTGTGTATGGTCACAACAGTGGCACTGCTACAGAGGTTGTATATACATGTCCTGCTAACTGTGTAGCTGAGGTTACGTTTATCCATGTAGTCAACGGTGGTGGAAGTACAAACTCTGTAGATGTAGAGTGGTATGTAGCAGCTGATAACTACACGTCTCACTTTCTTTCAGGTAAGAGTTTAAATGCAGGTGATTACGTTAC